TGGTGAGTTTGTCAGTATATCCAGTCGTGAAAATAAAATTAGTGAGAGCGAAAAACAAACCCGTACGGCACTACTCGCAGAGAGTGCCAGAGAGATTCGGAAATTGCTGGGATTACGCCGTTGCGGGGTTTATTTAATATGAGTTTGATACATGAATTAACAACGTTTTTAAAAACGAATTTGCCGGAGCCTATTTTTAGAGGGCAAAAATTTGCATCGTTCATGGACAATTTAGAAATTGACCGCAGTTTCAGCCTCGTAACTGACAGCCCGGCGCGGCAGTTACGGTGTGCAAAATTAAAATACGATGCCGTAATCACGTTCGATGATTTCCCGTATCGAACGTACGATCCGTGTTTGGTTTTTGCATTAGTTATGATTTGGCTGGAAAACAAAACCAGTAACGATGAACGTTTTGACAGTATCAACCCAGATATTGATGTATCAGAAAACGACGAGCAAACCGCGTACCTAATGATTTCGGTACCGCTGTTTGAGGAAATAACACTAATTGCAGACGAGACCGGCTCGATACCTCACAACGGGCGCCGTTATCAATTAGGCAAAACCGATATTTGGGCGCACCCTGACGAGGTGAATATAAATGCAAATTAGGGGCGAGCTAAATAAATCGCAGCTAAATCATTTGCGTTCTGAGATAGAGCGAATGAATTTACCGCCTGAGAAACGCCGTAAATTGCTCTATCGTATTATGAAAAATGGTGTATTGCCGGCAACTGAACGCAATATTAAACGCCAAAAAACACCGGAGGGTACAAAATTTGACAAACGCCAGAGCAAACGAAAGGCGAAATTGTTGGGGAAAATCACAAAAAATATTGTGATTAAATCCAGCTCAAACGAGGGTAAGGCGTATTTTACAGGGGTTTATAAAAGCACCTCCACAAAAACGATCCCGGTCGGCGTTGTTGCCAAAACGCAACAGGAGGGATTGAGCGTTACTCAAAACAAAAACCAGTTTGATAACCAGACCCAAAACACAGCTATAGGATCTATTACTGAGCGACAAATCAGGCGGTTACGAAAATTAGGGCATACACATTCAAAAAATAAAAAACCGATTCGATCATCTGTTAAATGGCTAAAAACAAATTTGAGTGAGGCTCAGGCAGGTATAACAATTCGGAATATGCTAGAACTGCCAGCAAAAAACAATTGGGTTGTAAAAATTCCAGAACGCGAATTTTTAGGTATTAGTGAAAATGATTTTATGAAATCAATTAAACGCGAATTACGAAATATAAATTATGGCGGCAATAGGGGTAAATCATGACGTGGCCAACAATTACAATCAATCAATTAAATTTATTACAGGGCGAAACCGACGAGGTGGAACGCCGATATCTATTTATTGGTAATGCCAGTAAAAGCAAGGGCAAAGTTGTATCGATAAATGCGCAAACCGATCTTAATCGCGTGCTGGGTAATGATGATAGCCGACTAAAAAATGGTTTATTGGCGGCACGTGAAAATGCCGGGCAAAACTGGTTTGCCAGCGTGGCTATATTAAATGACGGTCAGGATTGGACAGACGCTGTGCTGCAGGCGCAAAAAATCGGGTCGTTTGAGGCTGTAGTGTATGCTGAAAACGTCAATAATAAATCGGATATTAATAATGCTATTTCGTTGCGAAAAAATCTAATCGCAAAATATGGCCGTTGGGTCAGGTTTATTTTAGGTATTGAGGGAATTCAGGCAAAGGAGACGTGGTCGAAATATGAATCCCGTTTAGCGTCCCTGCAATCGGGAATTGCAGATTATGCAATTACACTCGTCCCAATGCTGTGGGGTAATGAGCCGTTTGTTAATGCTGGCCGTGCGTGTAATCGCTCGGTAACGATTGCTGACGCGTTAGCGCGAGTAAAAACAGGCGCGGTTAGCAATCTAGGTCGTAATTCGTTACCCGTTGATTCCGCGGGTGTTGAATTGCCGTTAGCCACGTTACAAACCCTAAATGCAAATCGTTTTAGCGTGCCGATGTGGTACCCAGATTATGACGGTATTTACTGGGCTGACGATAGAACGCTGGACGTCGAGGGCGGAGACTATCAAGCGGCGGAAACAGTGCGAGTTATTGATAAAGTCGCTCGTAAAATTAGACTGTTAGCAATCGCTAAAATCGCAGATGCCTCATTTAACAGCTCGGCTAATTCGATAGCAGTGCATCAGCAATATTTCTCAAAACCAATGAGGGAGATGTGCATCACTACTCAAATTAACGGTATTGAGTTCCCGGGCGAGGTTAAAAAACCACATGACGGCGATATCGTCATAACATGGAAAACACAAAAAATTGTAGATATTTACGTGGTTGTACGTACTCGTGATATTCCGCTGCAAATAACAATTAGTTTAATGCTCGACGCATCATTAGATAAATAATTAAATTGAGGTAAAAAATGGGCTCTAGAATTACAGGTAAATCATTTGATATAAACCTAGGCGGTGAACTAATTCAGGTTAAAAGCGTTACCCTGACAATCACCGACAATAGCGCAGTGGCCGCTACAAATGGCATCCCAGACGGCTACGTCGACGGGTCGGTGACAGCTGAGGGCGCGATCACTGTTACCAGCAAATATTTTAATAAATTGATTGATATTGCCCGTAGTGCCGGATCGTTTCGTGGTATGCCTGTTACTGATTTTATGTTCTATGCGAATACGGGTGATGAGGAGCAAAAAATCGAGGCATTTGGATGCAAATTAAAAATATCAGATCTGCTAAACGCCGACAAATCCAGTGACGATGAAACAACGCACACAATCGATTATTTTGTGACGTCAGCAGATTTTATCAGCATCAACGGCGTGCCGTATTTATCAGCTACTGATACACGCAATTTATTGAATAATTAACGGATTTTAATAATGACCGATGATGAAAAATTATTAGTAAAAATCGGGCTAATCGGGTTTATGCTCGGTATTGCAAAATTGCTAGCGGGTGATGAGGCAATTACGTGGCGCAAAGTTACCGGACGCGCGCTACTCGGTACTG